TGATCCAGTTATTACGTTTGTTGAGGTAATTTGGCCTGTTAAATTTTCCATATTGCCAGTATAGTTTTGAATGGCACTATTTGCTCTAGCATTTGTAAAGTATAAATTAGTTGAACCTTCAGTTAGGTTATCTGTTGTTTTACCTGCTAAAATATTTTCTAATTCTGTGTCAAAACTACCTTGAACAACAATAGCATTAGCCGTTGTTGCTACACCTATTTTTTGTATTAAGTCTGTGCCAGTAGGTTTTGTGTTTGTTAATCCTCCGTTATCATCTACATAGATATCTGCACCAACTGTTAAACCATGACTAGGTAAATACATCTCTCCAGCAACAACTATTCTTCCTACACTATTTGCGGCAAAGGCTACGTCTCCGCCACCACCACCATGATTATAACCAACACCTACTGCAGGCATCTTACTAGCAGTATCATTATCTGCTCTTGCTACATTACCAAAACCTAAGTGAGAACCGCCATCAAAATATACGGCAACTCCAGCAGATATTTGAGCGGCACTATTATTGTAACCATTAACTATTGTAGGACCATTTAGATCACCATTCATTATACCTGAAGGTAATCCTGAGGCTGTATCTAAAGTAATGTTTCCTGATATTGAAATACCACCAGCATCTATATTTGCTGTGGTTGTAATATTTGCATTTGAACTAATTGCACTTGTATAACTTCCTAATAATGCAATTACATTTGCATTACCAAAAGTTGAACCGCCTACATCTGCTGGTGTAAATGAAAATACACCTGTGCTGTTATTATAAGTTAATGAGCCATTACCACTTGGTGAACCTGTAGATACACTTACTGCGGCTCTGCTTCTAGCATCTGTATAATATAAATTTGTATTTTCTGTTAAATTAGCAGTTGTTTTTGTTCCGAATCTTGTATCAAACCTTGCATCAGTATAGTATAAATTAGTGCCTTCACTTAAATTAGTTGTAGACTTTGTTGCTAAACTTGTATCTGCTGGTGTTACTGTGAACACACCTGTTGAAGCATTATATAATACACTTCCATTACCACTTGCAGTTGCTGAAGATACACTAAGTAATCCTCTTGTTTGAGCAGTTGTAAGTATGTCTTGGAAAACATTGTTTCCATTCATAAATGTCCATGTTTCTGATGGCTCATTCCATACTATTTTAGCATCATATGTGCTTTGTGGTCTGTTTGATATAATTTCTACTGTAGCATCTGTTGTTGCGTTAGCATTTAATGTAATCTTTTGATCTGTTACATATAAGTCTGTAACGTTTTGGTAATTTATGTTACCAGTAGCATCAATATTACCTGTTACAGATAAGTTACCACCTACTGCTAAAGGAACTGTTGCTATATGCGAAATAACTTGGGCATTTGTTAAACCAAATGCTGTTAAATCTGGTGGTGTATATGTAAATACACCTGTGCCATTATTGTATGCTAAAGTTCCTGCACCACTGGCACTTGCTTGAGTTACACTTAATGCTGATCTACCTCTTGCATCAGTGTAGTATAAATTTGTATTTTCTGTTAGGTCATTAGTTGTTAAAGGACCAAAGTTTGCAATATTACCGCTACTTCCTAATTCGAATGTTGTGCCATTTACAATTACGTTGCTGTTTGCAAGGTCACTATTAGTTATGCCTAATGCTTCTTCTACAACTAAACTTGCATAAAAAGTGCCACCATCATATACCATAGTTATGATGTTCCAATGATTAGGATTTGTATCTAATGTTACATAATCATTAGCAAATTTTATATTACTCCAAGTTGCAGGATGTGTAGTTCTATCAATTTGTCTGCCACCAACTGCGTCCTGAATAATGACAAAAGTAAAACTATCTCCGTTTACTTCTCCTGTAAAATCAATACCAGTTAAATTGCCATTTAAGACTACCTTAAAGTTATCTCCAGCAGTGGCGTTTACAGCAAGATTACCTGATGTAGTGCCTAAGTCAACAAAAGTATCCTGTAAAAGCACAGAACTGTCAATGCTGATTACACCTGATGATGCGTTATAAAGTATTGGTGATGTATTGGATAAATGTGCTCTTACTTCTGCGGCACTTGGTCCTGTATATGAAATAACACCTGATGCGTTACTGTAACTTAAACTTCCGTCTCCTCCTGTATCATTAACACTTATTGCGTCTCTAATTGTGGAAGATGGGACTGTTGCAGTAGCACTTACAATTACATTACTTACTGATTGAGTTACATTTACCTGATTGGTAGTAGAATTAACACTTACTACAGGCTCTGTTGTTGTTACAACTATATTAGCCATAATTTACTCCTTATGTTAATGCTACAAAGCCTGTGGATGCTAATACATTCCCTATAGGCGCATCTGGTTCATATCTTTCTACTACTGCCCATCTATGAGTTTCTGTAACATTAGGAGTAACTTCAGTATTAGTCCAAGTAAAGCCTACTACAGTAATAGGCACATTTGTTCTTGCACTTGGTGTAATATTTCCTGTATATCTTTGTGCTGGTATAGTAAAGTCAACAGTTCCTACTGCGGCATCTGTTACTACTATGTTAGCATTACCTACTTCTACCTTAGCAAAAGAACCTATAATATTACTGTCTGTAAAATTTGGATCTCCTGTGATACGATCATACGCAAGACTATCCACTACTAATGTTTGATAATCTGCTTCAAAGTTATATAAACTTATGTTTGCGGCATAGTTATAAGTAAAAGTTTTTTGTGTTGTGGGAAACATTTCGATAACTTGAACATTATCCGCCCCTCCAACATATGATTTAAAGTCCAACAATCTTCCAGACATGACATCTCCATTTCTATTGTAAGTTATTGATCTTACATGGTATTTTTAAATATCTGTAGATCGTAACCTTAAGGTTCTTGCTAATATACTGAGGCATACTAACCATTGTAATACTATTTATGCAAATGACATATTTTTCTGTTATAAGAAGATACGTCTATCACCGTTTTTCAAGTGTTTTAAGTAAATTACACCAGGTTGTGAATCTGTAAATGTTCTGTCATATTGAGCACCACCGTTACTGGCTACACTACCACCACTACCATAATTTAAATTACCTGCGCCTGCTGTTCCATTAAAACTTGAACTTTCATGCCCTTCTCCTCCACCACCTGCGGCGTATGTAATACTTGTTCCTGTAAAGTTGCTTACAAATCCATCATCACCATTACCACCATGTGTAGCATTACCTGTTGATGCAGGATTTCTGTCATTTAAATCTGTTTCATATCTAAAGCCACCTGTTCCTGGAACACTTGTGCCTCCACCAAATGGATTACCTGAACCAGCGCCTCCACCTGCTCTAGCACCTGCACCTCCGTTAGCACCACCTCTACCACCACTAGAAGTTCCGCCTTCTCCTACACCTGGTCGAGGTCCTGAGTTAGCACCACCTACTTGAAAGGCACTATTCGCAAAAGCATAACTTTCTTGTCCATCAACACCGGTTGTCCGGAAAGAATAACTAATATTTGCACTATGGTCAAATGCCCATGTAAATCTGCCATTAGAGCCTATATTAAATGTATATAAATTGTCTGTTCCACTTGCTCCTGGTATAGTATTAATGTTTCCACTGCCTGTTTTTACAGTTCCACCACCGCCTCCAGCACAACTATCAGATAGATTGAAGTTTGTAACAGCAGAACCACCGCCACCTATAACCATAGATTCAATTGCTACATTAGGTTGGTTTGCTGTAATGAAATATTGTTGGTCCCAGAATGAACTTTTAACTGTTCCTAAAGGATCTAATTTGTAGTTTCTTTGCGTTCCTGATCCTACATCCATTCTTACTAATGTGTAATCTGTAAATGATATTGTAACATTTGAATATGTAGGTGTGTAGTTACCAAGCGGAGTCAATTGTATGTTGTAACCTCTTGTGCCGCTAAATGTAATACCTGCTGTGTTAAATAAGTCTTCGTTATTGGAAGGATTTTTTACATATACTTGAACTGTTGCATTACCACCTCCAGACGCTTCGGGAGATACATTAATTGTAAAAGAAACATTACCATTACCGTTTGAGTCTAATGTTACATTACCTAAATTACCACCGTATATTTGACTGCTTATTTGTGCATTAGACAAACCGAGAGGCCTGATCTCATAATCTAATACAGTATTTGCATCTAAATTACTAGAAAAGGCCATAGTATAAGTTAAATTATTATTACTTAATGTTTGAGAATCAATATTATAAGAAGCAACAAATGTTGTGCCTGTGCCAACTACATTTTTATTTTTAAAAAATCCTATTCTTCTGCTTTGTCTACTCATACATTACTCCGGTCTGCTAGGCCAAACTATATCTTCTATTGTTGTCCAACTACTAGAACTAGTTGGTAAGTCTCTTAATGCTTGTCTGTATGTTGCCCATTGGGCTTTCTTTGTGTCTGTCATTGGAGAATCTGCGGCTTGCGTCCAGTCGCTAGATACTAATAAATTTTGTCTTTGTCTTCTTAAATATTCTGTTACATCTACTGCTACTGCAGGTCTTGATTCGATTACATGAGGATCACTGCTAACATTTACCATATTGTTTTCTATATCGTGGCATACACCCTCTAAGGCACCTAAATTAGTGTTTTCAGAAATCATTATGTCTTTACTTGTAACACTACAATTTAAATTGTTTGTAATTTTACCTGTAACTGTATTATAAAATATAAAATGCGCCATTAGAATACATCTCCTTTAGTTAACCTTACCATATCATATCTTAAATGGCTAAAACCAACATTACCACCTGCAGGTGCTAATGTGTTTTCTGCTTCTAATGTAACATTACCTGAAACAGGATTAGGACCTATAGTTATTTTTTTATTTGCTTCTAATGTGCTAGGTATAGTTGGAGATGCTGTTATACCTGTTCCAAAGAATTGATTTTGCACATCGCCATTTGCATATACTATATTTACATTTGCTACCATTTGAAAATTAGCACTTCCACTACCTGGCATTGTGCCTATAGGTGCTCCTGCCGCCATAAAGGAATAATCACCTGGTTCGATACCATTACCTGCTGTAAAGTCTAATGCTCTTACTGGTATAATTGCACTTCTACCTGATGTATTACTAAAACTACCGCCATTGTTTGACAAGTTAGCAGACGGTTTATCTTCTATTTGTCCACCAATACTTAAATTAGCCATTGCTTCTCTGCTAATAATACCACCAAATGCTTCTTCGTCTAATGTAATACTACCATATCCACCACTAAATAAACCAGGTATCATTATAGGACCTATAACTGGTAATGTAGGTATACTTATATTGGCAAACGGTGCATCAGTTGTTACTGCTAGTTCACCATATACAGTATCTGCATATTCTAATCCTATTATGTCACAATTTAGTGTAGAATCATCATTTTCTTTTTCTTTTATTCTCATTACACGGAATAACTTGTTTGTAAATCCATATGTGCTGTTTGTGACCTTTATAACATCACCTACATCTACTTGTAAGAAACTGTGATCTCCTGTAAACTGTATAACAGTATCTAAACGTGTTTGATTAAGATCTATGTTTGCTAGAGTTGTAGTTTGAACTTTGTTGTTTACCATGTCCATACTGTAACTTAATTCGTTATCTGGTTCTCCAGTATTTCTATCTGCATCTGGTATTTCAATAAAAACTGTATTCTTTTGATCTCTTCTGTCTTCATCAAAGTATTCTACTTCAATTTGATTATACATTTGATATAAGTCAGTGTTTTGTATTTGTATTTTGCTTAATATGTTATTGTCGTTTGCAACAAAACAATTTGCTTGATCTGGATATACTCTGTTTGGTAAGCCTTTGTATTTTCCTTGTTTGCCATCAAACAATAAGAAACTACCACAACTCATCATAATTTTATCCATGTTAGTTTTAACATCATCAAATGTGCTCAACACACCATTAATTTCATATCTTGGTCTTGTAGCACCTGTGCTAGGAAATTGTGTAAAACTTATGCTCTCATCACTGTAACCACCTACACTAGTGTTTCCTGATGCTATAAAACTTGGACTATCAATTAAATCACTGTTTATACCTGCACCATAACGAGAGTTTTGCATGTAATCTAACATAACATTACCAGGAGATCTCAAAGTGTTACGCAAATCAAATGTCATTGCGTCCATATTAGTCAATCCTTCTTCTGCATCATAGTCTACTTCAACCATTGCAAATACTAAATTTGTTGCTTTGTAATTTGTTGTAGTGTCCCAATGTGGCATCATTGTAGTTGCCGCCGCGGCTGTTACACCACCACCTGGAACTGGGAATATTTGATTACTACTTGCTGTTCCGCCTGCATATACTCTTACACGGATTTTAGTGCCCCAGTTATTTTCTGCTGTTCCGTTTGCGTCAAATACACCTGTAATTTGATGTGCTGTTGAACCAGTTCCAAAAACAAGTTTCTTATCACCAAATCGTATACCATTAGTTCCTATTGTAAATGTTCCTGTATCTGTTTTTTCTGATAACACAATAAAGAAATGCATTGTTTTGTTACTGTTAGATATGTTAGCATCACACACAGGACCTGATGTAAGCACATTACCATAACATACTTGTAGTTTATTACCAGTGTCTGGTGCTAATTGAATCCTGGTGCCCTGATTAGGTCCTACGCCCGGCATATCCGGTTTCAACATGCTACCAAATGCTCTTGCAGTTCCTATTGCAAGTCCACCTGTTATAACACCGGCTATAACGGCACTAACTGTTGCTCCTACACCAGCATTGACTAACCAGGTTTTAATTCCTGCGAATACAAATTTAACTACTGCTGATGCCATTACTTACTCCACGCATAATTGGTTTCTATTTTGTGAAAACCAAACTTTTCATACTCTACAGGTAACTTTTCTAGACTTGTTATTACAAAATTATTTATATATCCTACATTTTTCATTTCTATTGCTTCATCTCTAAACTTCATTACCATTCTAAACCCTAGTTTGGTGTGTCTGGCTTTGTTGGATACCCAAAATGCTATTTCTCGTAACCATTTAACATCCTGTAACCAAATATTTGGAAAAATAGCACCAATTATTACTGCTTCTATTTTACCATCTACTTCACCTACTAAAAATATACCTGTTCTAGCACATTCTGTTATTAAGTTTGCTATTGCTTTCTCATTTTTTGCAGTCCACTTGGGTGTATGCAATTCTGATAGTTCATTGAAGTTAGCCATTTCAATAAGCAACTCCATTACTCTGTCGTAATCAGCAAAACTGGGTGTTCTTATAGTATATTCCATTATCTTTCTATTGTAGCAGATCTACGATTACGGCCTCCACCGCCGCCACCGCCTCCGCCGCCACCGCCTCCGCCATAGCCGCCTCCTGCTGAATATTCTCTACCAAAGTCAAAACTTGTATTGTATAAGTCTGGTATTTTGTCAAAAATTTTGTCGCCAGGAACTAATCTCTTACGTTCTTCTGGATTTGTTCGCTGTCCTGATATTTGATTCTTTAATATTGTGTTTATACTACTAGTAGTAACACTTATAGTTACAGTTTCTTGATTTTTTATTCTGTTTGCATCATCTTGTATGCTAAAATTAGTAATCACACCTTTGTAGCGAGTAAAAACTTGAGAAGCATCTATTTCAGAGGTAGTTAAGTTATAAAATCCTCTTTTTATAGTGACATTACCACCTTTTATTTGTTCTGCTAAAAATAAACTTAAATAATCCTGATCACTGGGTATTCCGCTTAAACTTATAGTAACATCACCTTCTGTAGTTCTTATATCGTCTGAAAAATCTTCTACACCTAAAAAACTACCTAATTCTGAGTATGTATCTGAACCTATAGTTACAGGTTTATATGCATTTGAAAAGTAATGAACATTTGCACCTATTTGCATTTCTATAAACAAAGCATGTGATATGTCATCTGCTTGAACACTAGTAATTGCAGTAGTCATTATGTAAGTCTCTCAATAAGTTCAAAATCATTTGTAAATTCTATAATATCATGTGGAACTACACTATATGTAGGCATATTTGCACAAATTAAATGAAATCTACAGTCCTGACCCAGTCTAACACCACCACTTGTTAGTGCTACACCGTCTTGTTCTAACACAGGTCTATGAACTGATACTGTAACATTAGCATTTGCAGTTGCTGATACGTCACTTGTAATTTGGTAAGGATATCTATATGTGCTAGTGTTACCCTTTGGTTGTATGAAGTCACCTTTCTTTAAAATTGTTCCTGAACCTGTTGCACCACTAAAATTTATATATAGATCACTACCACTATGCCCTACCATAACTAAACCAGCACCTGTGTCTGGTGAATCTATTGTGCCTTTTACTTCTGTAATATAACTTAAATTAGTATTTGTATCACCTATATCAACATTTGATTCTTCTGTCACGTCTAGTGAATCTAAAGTTTCTAATAAACCTCTATTATCAGAATATTTTAATCCTGCTGGTGCTCCTACTGTAAATCTATACAGTGAACCTTGTTGCACACTTGTTTTTATATGTCCACTACGACTTACTGTAAAGCCTGCACCTTTTCTCTTATCTATTGTTAGAAAAGATGTTTTGTCTATAATTGTTTGCAATCCCATTATGATACTCCTGGTAATCTTCTAGACCCTGCACGAGTTACTGCATATATAAACTCTGGATCTTGTGCTACTAATTGTTGGAAACTTGGTGCATCAACGGCGTTTATGTTATATGTTACATTTGTTCCCATTCCGTTTGGTTGTAAACTACCTGAATTAGCAGGATAGAATATCTCCGGTCCTGATTCTCCTACAAGCACTGGCCTGTTAGCCATTAGGTTACCACCACCTATACCTGTTTGTTTGAACAACCCGAGGAAACCACCTCCGCTTAATCCTGTTATACTACCACCTGTAGTTGTAAAGCCTATTGCTTCTAATATTGGTATTATTAATAATAATTTTAAGGCATCTGCTATAATTTGTGTTACTAATGTCTTAAAAAATCCTTTAAAACTATCCATTGCACTCTTACCTTCAATCATTGCAGTTGCTAAATCATCTGCAAGTGTATCTGTTGCTTGGTTTAGTGTGTTAATAAAACTTTGTAAACCTTCGTTTTCACCAAAAGCATCATCTAAATTCTTTTGTGCTTCTGCTAAATCTTCTATGTTAAAAATACCTAATTCAATTAATCTGTTTAGTTCTTTTTGTAATGTATTATATTCTGCTTGAGTATCTACACCCATATCTATTAGGTCATTAAACTCTTCTAAAGGATCGAATAAATGACTGTAACTATTTGTTAAATCATCTATAGCACTTGCTCTTTCTTCCATTGCGGCAATAGTGCTTTGATCACTAAATGTTGCATCTATTTCTTTAAGTAATTCTTTATATGTTTCTAAATCTGGTGAACTACTGTCAACTAATTTTCTAAACTTTTCTAATGCACTTAATTGTTTTGTAGGTAATTTTATAGGTGTATCTGTATCGTCCTCACCCATATCTGGACTTGGAGGGTCCATAAACAAATTATAATAATCACTATGTGCTTGACTACCTGGAATTAAATTATTAGGATCTATTGCTTCTGCTGTTTCTTCTGCTTGTTGTTCTAAACCTAATAAATCTGCTGTAAATCCTTTAATTTTTTCTCTTGCGGGTGCCATGAAGTCCGGGCCACCAAGTTTTTTACTAGCAAAACTTAATAATTCTAATGCTCCAATAACTGCGCCTATAGGACCTAGGAATCTTACAAAAATTCTTCCTATGTTAGCAATAACTTTACCCAAAGCACCAATACGTCCTCCCATGGCCGCACCAGTAAATATTGCCATTAAACCACTTAATCCACTTTTAACAGCGGCACTTATCCTGCTAAAGGACGTTAATGTGGTTGCAGTTCCACCTACTATTACTCCTAATTTAATAAAGTTCTTTGAAACACCATTTAATAATTTTAGCAAACCCCTAGAACCAAATGTAACTAAAAGTATACCACCTATATAGGCTAAATTTTCTAAACCTTCAAATAATTTACTAGTAGTAACACCATTTATAGAATCTGCTAATTTAATAATTGAGGCTGACAAGTTTTCAAATACACCTGTGTCTGCTTCTATTCTACCAAATAAGTTTACAAAACTAGTTCTTAATACGTTAAAACTTTGGCCTACTGTAGCAACTGTTTGACTAAAGTCTGCGTCAACTTCAGATGCCATTTTTCTTGTTGCTTGTAGTATAATATCCGCAGTCAATACACCTTCAGCCGCTAGTTTTCTTAATTCACCTAAAGGTTTACCAATTGCATCAGCAAATTTTAACATGAAGAAACTGTTTGTTTCTGCTATACTGTTAAATTCATCACCTCTTAAGACACCGGATGCTAATGCTTGACCAAACTGTCTAATAGCACCAGCGGCCGCACCTGCATCTGCACCTGATATTTGTAGTGTTTGTGAGAATACTTTAGTAACCTGTGCTATTTCTTCTTGACTAGTTCCTAAGTCTTTTGTTGCAACTGTTAAATCTGCAAATAAACTAGCAACAGCACTAATATCACTACGTGTTTCTCCTGCAACCTGATTTACAAGTTTAAGTGCATTACTGGCTTCTGCTTGACTTGTAGTAACAGCCTTAAGCCTGTTATTTAAATTAGTAAATTGATCTGCTAAACTAGTAATTTCTCTTACACTTATAGCGGCAAATAATCCAGCAAATGCTGTTCTTAAGCCGTTTATGCTTTTAGAACCATCTGTTCCTAATTTTTTAACCTGATTTTGACTTTGTTTAATTTCTCTGTTAAACTTACCGTTATCTAGTTTTAATGCTACTTCTATTGACTTGGCCATTATGATATTCTCTTGATTCTATTAGTTAATAATCGGTCTAATTGATCTATACTAGGGTTAGTAAAACCTGAAGGTGCCTGAGCACTCCAGCCTTCGTCTAATCGCCCTGCATAAGGATATTTACTGCTAATAGTAGTATTTACTAACTTTGTTCTATTACGAGCGTTTCCGCTTCTTATAGGCGTCTTATTAACATAATAAGGATATAATTGTTTCATAATTGATTTCGGCGTTTCTCTCAAATCATTCATTAATTCGGTAAATTCGCTTATGTCAACTGTTATTTTCATTTATTCCTTACACTATCCATTACTTCTTGTAATTGTTCTGGATCATAGTCTTGTTGATGTTGGCCTTTATGTTTATTCTTCATATGTATTTCCCAACTCATTGCTACATCCATAACCATTAAATCAAATGTATCACCTTCTGCTATTAACATACTTGGTAAAACACCATAACGTTTTGCTATTGCATCTACCATCAAAATACTGTTAGTGTCCGCAGACCCCTCCACTATTTTGTGGGTTGTTACTTCCCCAACTCTGATGTTATCAGTGTTACTGCCTCCATTATGACATCTAATGGTAAAACATTACCATCTTGCACAACTGGATTGCCTTCTTCATCTAAAATCATTTCCTGGATTAATTCAGTCACACCTACAGTATCCTCTTTTGCGTTTGCTAATTTAGTAAACACGTCAAGTGGTTGTCTGTCGTATATGTGGAATTCTAATGGTTCACCGTATTTTTCAACGATTGTATCCTTTTCAATCAGGATTTGTATTAGTTTGGGTTTTTGTGATAATTCACTTAATTTCATATCTTTCTCCTATAAATCTATATCTTTATCGTCTGCTAGACGTTCTTTTAAATTTTGAACAGCACTATTTACAAATGCTATCCTGTTTGATGCTTTATCTACATCTCTATATGCACATTTTATTTCATTCTGTGCTTTAGCCATCTCGGCTTCAATCGATACTAGTATCTCCAGTCTCGAGTGATTGTTCCAAATCTTCATGTTTTTCCTCTATATCTGTATTTATTGTTTCTGGTGTTTTTTCTTGACTTCCACCAAAGTGTAGAGCATCAAATTCTTCTTTAGTATATCCTTTACCTTCCCAAGTAAATTTATCACTAGAACTTGCATGTTCTTTCCACTGTTTATATCTGTCTACTGTTGTTGATTTTAACATTCTTTTCCTCTAAAATACAGGGGCAAATTAATGCCCCTATACATGCTTTTTAGTTTAGCAAGTTAGTTTTAACTAACAGCCGAATTTGCAAAGTCTCCGTCTACCTCAATAGTAACTGGTGTAACCCAAACTGGGCTATCCATGTTTACTGTTGGAGCAAGACCACTTATAAAACCACTACCAGATAAGAATTTACTTCCACTGTCGGTTCCTTGGAACCCAGCATTGAAGAATACTCTGGTTTTGTTTTTACTACAACCAAACAATCCTGTAGAAACAACAGTATCAACTGCCGCTCCTGTGCCAAAGAAAGCCGCATCATCAACAACAACGTTCAGAGTAATCTGGTTTGTTGCTGGTGTTGTTACTGCACTCTCAGCCGTGTTATCGAGAGTTTTAAATCTAAAAACCCCCGTGGAATTGTTCAGGGTTATGTCCTGCATTCTTGGTATAGAAAGACCACTTGCACCGGCTATGTTAGCATTAGCGGCTGAATCCCCGAGGAATAAAACTGCTTCTGAACCTGCACTTACGTTTATTATTGCCATTTGGTTTCTCCTTTGTTATACGGTAATAAAATTAAAATTAAAAGTATAAATTAACACATCATCTTCTAATGCAGTAGTCATTTCGCATTCTCTGGTCGGTTGACCAGTAACACTTAGTCTACTGTTTAGTATAGATGTTGTTATAGTATCTATGTCAGTTGGTTGAGTTTTGGCATCAACTGCCAAATAACCCGTTACTGTAGTTTCAGTTTCCACAACATCATTGTTATCCAAAGTTTGTATCAACTCTGTTTTACTAATATTGTCTTCACCTAAATACACTTTCTTCATATTTTTTATATAAAGAGGCTCATTAGCACTACTGAACGGAAGTTCAGCACTAACACCTACCGAAGTAGATGCTAGTGTGATGTCTAAATTTGCTTTTAGTGTATCTCTAACTGCCATTATCTTACCCTTGTGACTGCTTTACGTCCTCTGGAGCGTCTGTTTAGTTGAAAACTAACCATCTTCTCTCCAGATTCAACAGTTCCGTCCGAATCAAAATCATACCAGTCCCACATGTCTAATAATTCTGAAAATATATCATTAAACTTGTTGTCATAGTATTGAATCTTCTGCACTTCTGAAGACTCCGGGTTACCGAAATCTGCAATTTTTGGTAGAAGGTATTCCTTGAGGGTATAATAACAGCACATGTCCGTCACGTCGGCTTTTCTAGATAATATTAGATTAGGATTAAATGCAGGAATGTTATCATTGCTGAAACCACTTCCTCTTGCATTTAAATACTCTCTCCACCTAGCACTTGCTCGAATCTTTTGATTGATACGGTCGGTTGCTTTGGTTGTGAGATCTTCTATATAATTGTCTAAATTACCAGGCGTGTCAGGCACGTTAGTGAAGTCAAGTTCATTAGCCTCAAACAGTCTTTGATCTTTATCTCTGACGTCCAATGCTTCTGCATAACTTACTACATTCCCTGTTACTGTTATAAATGCCATATTATTCTCTTATACTTAAAATCCTATAGGGTTATACTGATGCTAATCCTGTAGGTGTGTTATTACTTCTAACAAATGTGCAACCAATTGCTTGACCAATTAAGCCTTTAAGTAAGGCGTCATTTGCAAGGTCTTGTGATACACTACCAATTGATCCACTAGAAATACCGCCCACGCCGTTCAATTCTTTAGACAAGGCTAATTCTGCACCTGGTGTTACAACTGCCGCATAGAAGCCGAAGCCGTCTGTTGGTGCATTTGCATTTCTTAAGTTTGCAACTGATGTAGAGAAGAAGTCAAGAGAAGCCGCGTTGGCTTGGTTGATTCCTGCTTTAGTGGCAATTGCTCTAATGAATGTTGGTTGAACTTGTTTAAATCCATTTCTTAGTGTAGCAACCATTTCAATTTGGTCTCTGTTAATTTGTTCAAACATCTTAACAGTTGGTTCTCTTTTAGTTGCATACGCCATAGCCTCTGGGCTCATTACGTATGAAAGTTCACAAGCACCAACGTTTGCAGTTGCTGATAAACCGTCCATGCCTACTGTTACGTTTGCAAGGTTAGTCATAGCCGCTGGTAAGTTGTGGCCTATGACATTAAATCCTTCCTTGTCCGTGCTCTGGGCAATCGCTCTGCTGAGGCGAGTTACTACTGAGTTTCTTACTGAGTTGTAACCTGCGTCTTCAAAGTCTTCGTTTGCTACTAATGTTCCAGTTCCTTTTTTAGTTGTTGCTAAAGTTACTGAAGTAGGTGCAAAGTCATTTACTGGATCTGCTTGATCGTCACCACCTGTGTCGATTATTTTTGCATGAGCGGCGATAGTTGCGCCTGTTGTCCATGCGTTGGTAACTGGGATATTCATTTGATTTCCTAGTCCACCTGAGATGTTATATGAGTTTTGAATCAATGCCTGATTTGGAAGTAATACAAAATTATCGTAATACGGTATTAAATCTGCAACGACGTCCTCATATAAATTTGCTACTGATGTTGTAGTCGCCATAATATTTCTCCTTTGAAATTATTATTAATTTATAGTTAAAAATACAAAAAACTTATGTCTTTTGTAATCGTTTCATTTGATCAGTAATCATTTTATCGGATATTTCACCTCTACTAAGACTACCGTTCAAGTTTCGCACATTAACATACGCGGCTCTGTAAGCAGGGTCTGATTTGACTCTTGCTTCATCAATACCCTTTTTAGAGGTATTATCTGCCGGTTGTTTGTCTGCGTCAAATGTAGCAACTCCTTTTTTAGCAAATGGTAAACCTAATGTTTTACCTACTACTTCTACTGCTGATTTATAATCGGGTGTTTCACCGTCAGTAGTAATATAGTCTTCACCATTTTTAATGGCAAATTGCTCTCCATCCAAATGTAACATATCTCTAGCCTTCATTAGATCAACTACAGCCTGTTTTTGATCCATATTCCAACTAGTTGGCATGTTGTCTTTGAGCGTTCCTAAGTGTTCTTTAAGGGCAAAATTAGTTTTTACACTATTAAGTTCTGCTCTTAGTTCTTCTACAGTTTGCTCTTTCTTTTTAACAGCATCTCTTAGACTATCAACATTTAAACTTTCGCCTTCTGCAGACGTTGTATTCCTTAACTGGTTTACAACTGTTTTGACTTGGTCTAAACTTTCAACTTCTAATTCGCCAAGTAATCTGCTTGTGGCTTCATCTTTGGCTTTTGCGGCTATGCGGTTAGTATCATCTCGAGTATAAACTCTGACACCGTCCACAAACAACTTTCCGTCTTTATGTTCTACATTTGGAGTAGACGTTTCCGCTACATCCGTTTCAGATTTTGCCGATACACTTGTATCCGCTTCAGCATCTGTTCCTGCTGTTTGCACATTTTCTCCTGCAACTAGAGTATCATTTGTGATTTCATCACTCATCTTTTTCTCCTTGTTTACTCCCTAAGGTTTGGGTAATCAAGATATTTAGAAACCTGCGTTAGTAGTTGTGGCTGACAACAACTGCGTAAGTCTCATGCGTATCTTGTCTCGCATTTCGTTCTTAAATTCTGCATCTGCACTTTGGCCTGTTGCTTGTTCGAAAGCATCATGTGTAGCAAATGGCATGTATATAACATTACCCTCTTGATCTGCATGACTGTGGAATCCACTGCCTCCTAACTCTATAGCACGGGCCTCTGCCGCTTCTGCTGTATTAAATTCTTCTGGTCCTGTATTAAACATGTTTTCATATTTCTCTAACACATTCATACTTAAATTTATTTCACTTAGTTCATGTTCTAATGCTTTTTTGTTAAACTGTCGGTTATAACTTACACCGAAGTCTTGTGGTTTTGACATGTTAGTCCAGTCAAACCATATATTCCACAGTTTATCTTCTGCATTTTCTAAATTTGTTGCTTTTTTGCGTATTAGTGCGGCTAATTTGTCGTCATATACTTCAATTTGCTCGCCACTACGTGAACTCTTGATTAAGTCCTCACTACGCAACATTGCTATTTGTGTTAATTTTTCTATTTTGCTGTCTACCAGTGTTTTGATACTGTCTATTGCATCTAACTGAGGACTTGCAAACTCATAAACATAACTAGGTGTGCCTGTAAGACTTGCCTCGACCCGGATCACACTCCCGGGTTCTGCGCCTACCATACCGTCATTCAATTGGTCAGTTGTAGAATCCACGATTAGTGTTGGGTGACTACCGTATGTGATTGCGGAATAAATTTCCGCCATATCGCCATATATACTTCTTTGTATTTGTGATACGTCTTGAATAATGGTGCTACCCACATTGTTATAAACTTTTTGTGCGTTGTAAACGGTTTGAATAGGTATATAACCTAGT